CCACGAATAAAAAATACGGTGTTGGAATCGTTGCCAATTCCGAAGCCGTGAAGAATATCCGTTGCGTTTGGCCTTTTACTAAATTTATCATGGTATCAAAAAAGCCCCGCCGTTTGAAGCGGTCGGGGCCTTTAATTTTGTAGGATTGGTTTACGATCCGGGTGTTTCCAATGCAGCCGCTACGCTTGCGGAAACTTCCAAGAAATCAGCCTTTTCAACGCTGGTAAAAGTCAGGTTATACCCGTTACGATCACCCGCCGCCGTGCCGCTTCCTGCCTCGGTGGAATCCAAGAATAATCCGAACTCTTTACCGAACATCCGGAACGTGCCATCCATTTCTTTGGTAACAATCGTCAGGCGGTTTTTCGCCAACGTAGTAACCAAATTGCGGGTAGCTGCATCGCGTTTGTTCAACGGGAAAACCACTTGGTGCGTAAAGAAGAACGTTCCATTTTCCTGCGAACCTGTACCGGCATTCGATGTGGATGCCGTGGCGCGTGGTACTTCGATTTTGTAGAAGCGTTTACCCGGTGCCTTAGTGATAGCCGTTACTACGCCTGATGCGTCGATAACGCTTGCTAAATCGCCGTTAGCAATTACCCATACAGTCTCTACACCACCCACCGCCGTGCGGCAATCAATCGTGTAACCTGTTGTTAATGCACAACTCATAATGTTATAAAAAGTGGGCGGTTGTTAGCCGCCCGGTTTAGAAATTAGATTGTCGACTTGAACGCCACACACTCTGAAGTGTACGCAACGTTTACACCGAATTTGAACGCTACGCGGAAGCGAACTTCGTTGTTATCCTCGCTGTACCACATTTTGTAGTTTTGCTCTTCATCTTCTAAATCGAAGGCGAAGGCAATGTTTGACAAGCGAAGCGCGTACAAATCACCTGTACCGTTCAATCCGTTAACCGCAGTTAACTTCACGTTAGTACCCGGAATAACGAACTCCTGCGAAGCATCGCCGTTTACGTTGTGGTGGAACAGGTTCAGCGTTTGATAAGCCATCACAGCCAAACGATACACATCGTTACCGCAGAAAATATGCAGGTCTTCGCTGTCAATAATTTCGGCAGGAATTGCACGATAAGTCCCTTGCAACACTGTAACGATGTTTGACTTGTCAATTTTTGCGATTGCGCTCACATCCGTAAAGGCTGAAACGTTAGCCAACACAGGCGAACCAGCGTCAATCAACTTCATCAAGCCAGGGAACTTGTTTGTGTTCGGGTTGGTGTTGCCGGACGCGTCATCACCCTGCCAAATTGCGATCTCCAAATTCTTGGCGATCTGTGCGTTCTTTTTGTCTAAGAATGCACGCTCAAAATCAGCGTTTCCAAAGTCCTCGTAGGTAGAACCTGCACGGAGTGCTTCTTGGGTGAAGTACGCCTCGAAATCTTTCGGGCAAATTGCTTCTTCCAAACGAATCTTACCAACAGTAACGGTACGTTGCGTGAAGGTAGTTGTGCCACTTGGTGACCATCCGCAGCCATCTGTTTGAAACAGTGCGTTAGTGGTCATCTGTGGGATTGCTACGCTTGATTTTGTTTGTGGCAGTAAGATACCACCCGACTTAACAATCTCCTGCGTTTTGGCTTTCAAAACAGCCTCGGTAAGCAATGGCGCTATATTTTGCTTGGTGTAGACGCCGATGCCTGAAAATGATAGTGCCATCGTTTATTTTGTTTTTTTGGTTACTAATTGTGATGCAGCATGCGCCCAATCTTTAGGCTGTGCTGCGAATTGATCTTTTTGAACGGCAGGATCAGCCGGTGCAACTGGAGCCTTTGCCAATGCTTCGGTCAGTTCCAACATTTGCGCGAACATCTCGCGGTATTTTTCGTTGGTTGCAATCAGTTGATCGATGCGATCCGATGTTTGTTTTGCGAATGCCGCTTGCGCCGCTTGCATCTCATCCAGCTTCTTTTTCATTTCTTCATCAACCACAGGCGCGGCTGGTTCGGGCGCTTCGACCTCGGTAATCACACCACCTTCGGCCACTTCGATTTTAGTACCATCTTCCAGAACGTGTTCACCGGCTGGCGCTGGTGATCCTGCAATGGTTACAACGCTGCCCGGTGCTACTTCACCGGATACTTCAATCTCGGTGCCATCGGCTAACTTATAGCCAAATACCTGCGGCGCAGGTGGCGCAGGTGGGGCGGGCGGTACAGGCGGTTGCGCGCCGGTTAATTCGGCAAACGCTACGCGCAATTTTTCAATGATTTCTGTTGCTTTCATACGCTATTTATACATTTAATCGGTTACCTGTTCATTTAGCAACGCCTCAATCTGTTGAAGTAGTTGATCTTCTTTCGTCATTGGCCGGGTGTAATCGAACAAACCCTCCACGGATAAACCTCGGAACGTCCCGGCTTTAACCTCACCCCATACCGCGTCATTATCCACATACATGGAAACGAACCACGTGCCTTCGGGTAAATCTTCAAACCCTTTCATGGGTGCAATGCCGCGTTCGGTATCGGTGATAAATGATTCGAAAATTGTAACGCCATCCACGCGCATTTGCTCCGAGTGCATAAGATTGACGTTGGACGTGTATTTCTTACGGAAAAACTTAACCGCAATATCTTGGATGGTTTGCCGGGAAAACTTCACGTAATGCTCACCCATGCTTTCGCTGTTGCGATAAATGAGCATATCCGGCACCATCGCTGGCCCGGATATAATGCGTTTTTCTTCATCTTGAATAGCGAACGTTAACGGACGCTGTGCGTTGAATGCGACAAAATCACGCTGTATGGCTGGCTCGTCAACCAACGCAATATAATCGACTTCAGCGCCGTCTTGCGCCTCCGGATTGATACGTAACTCATAGATAGGTAGTGCCACGTAATAAAATACGGGCAAAGTTGGTTGTGTTCATTTAGTTGATGCGTGCCGCCCGGTTAAGGCGTGCGATGCGTTCCTGATTGTTTTGAATATCCGTGTTTAGTACGAACGCCCGCCCTGCTGCCGCGTTACCCACGGCGTTGATTGAAGATTGATCTAACTGCGTTGTTTGCGCTTGGGGTGCGATGGGTGCAGGTACGGAAATATTCGGAGCGGGAACCGAACCGCCTCCACCGCCTCCAACACCCGGTACGCGGGTGGCTGCGATCTGCCGGACGTTGCGAATACCACGGGCAATAGTAGCCGCTACCGCTACAAACCGGGCGACCTGCGCGACCGGCCCGAAAATACCGTAGTCTGCCTTTAATGCGCTGTTAGCCGCTTGGTACGTGTCAATAGTAGCCGTGGCAATGGCAAGGGCCTTACCTACGGTTGACTGCCGCCCAACGATGTCGATAAGGTTGTTGGCAAAATCTTTATAGGCCGCGAGGCGTTCGTTTTGTTGGCGTTCTTCTTCATCCTTTAATCTTTTACGAAGATCAGCGGATGCTTTTTCAGCCGCTAATCGAAGGTTAACCAGATCAATTTGTTGCCCTACTACTTTCTTTTCAACGATAACCCGATTATCCTCATCCAAATTAAACTTATCCCGGATGGCTCGTATCTGTTCATCCCGGCTGCGTTCGATTTGTACCAATAAATCAGCGTTACCTTTTGCAAGTAGAACGCGTGCATTGTATTGCGCTTGAACGTCTGCCAATTCACGCTCTGCTTCTGTCATTCGCTCACGGCGCAATTCATCCTCTAACTTTTGACGTTGTTCTAATTCTTGTTGACGTTGTTTTTCGGCCTCGTCCTTTTTTCGTTTTAACTCATCCGCGGCCTGTTTTGCGTCCGACGCCCGTTTACTTGCCGCGGCTTTCGCATCACTATCCTGCTTTTTCTTTTGTTCAATTTCAGCAACCTTTTGCTCCGTGCGCACCTTAGTCAGTTCAACCTCGATATTTGCCAAGGCATCGCCAATCCACGCGGGTGCGTTATCGCCAAAAACCGACTTTAATAAACGCAGTTGAAGCGATTGTGTTTCCAATGTTTTTAATACCTCTTTGCGTTTGCGGGCTTCGATTTCTTCCACACCTTTACCCGTTGCACGTGCGATGGCGAGTTCCGCATTGTACGCGGCCTCCTTTGCGTTCTTCTGCCGTTCGGCTGCGGCCTTAGTACGCGCCGCCGCTTCTTCTTCCGCGCTGGCTGTAATGCCAAGCCAATCGGTCAGGTCTTCGATTTTGCCTGTAACGAATTCGATTGCATCGCCTATCCCCCGGAATATTTTACCGATTATACCGGATGAATTTTTGAGTTTGTCGAAGTTGGCAATAATTAGCCCAATACCAACGGCAAGCGCACCGATACCTGTTGCAATGATCGCGCCGCGTAGTGTGGTGAACGCCGCAATTACCGGGCCTTTTACCACGGCTGCCAACCGGTTAAAGTCCTTAGCACTATCAGCAACCGCCGATAACCCTTGCGACAATGCCAATGCCCCCTGCACCTTCGCCAATGTCTTAGCCAGTTCTTCGGATTCGCTACCAAGTAACGCCTGCGCTCCTTGCACGGCTGCAAACCCTCCGGCTACGGCGTTTAATGCACCCGCAAACGCCGCGAATTTATTCCCCGGATCAAATAGCTGCGCCGTTTCGTTTGCCTCCGCAATCTGATCTTTCAACTGCGCTACACGCTTTGCGGCTGCGAGTGCTTCCTTGGAATAATCCCCGAAGGTGGCCTGCGCCGCAATCAATTCACGCTGCGCACCTTTTAACTCCTTTCGGATGTTACCCACAGATTGTTCAACTTGCCCGGTCTGCGCCGTTACTTCGAGTGCAACTACTTTTTTCATTGTCGATTTTTTTGTATATCTTTACCGCGCAGTTTTCTCATTCATGTGTGTTTTAAGCAGTTTACCCCGGCATATCCATGTTGGGGTTTTTTAATAGTCGGTGTTAATCACACGGAGCAACTGCACCTCCGTTAATTCATTCCCACCCGGTACATAATCGCTCACCTTAGACAATCGAAATAAAGCCCCGTCGATGTAGATGAACTTGGCGAAATCGAGATTAAAAATATCCTGATCCGTTAACCGAAATTTACCCGTTAACAAACGACTATCCTTGTCCGTGATTTCAGCGAAGTACGGTGAATAATATGCGTTAAATAAATTTGCGCTGATATCGCCCGTAGTAATCTCAAAAAAGAACTCTTTCGGTGCGCCGAAATTAATATCCGATGTAGGTGCGTCCGGGTCGTTTAGATGCCCCGCATAGCCGTATTCCGTCAACGATGAAAGTACAGTAGTATTATCCAACACATCCCACGAATTAACGCCCGTAATGCGCTTGCATTGCATGATACGAATGTTATGTTCGAATGAATCCTCGGCTGCCCCGGCGTTTGATTTCTTGTAAATGGCCGGTACCACCTTATCCTCCCCGGACGTGCCGTATAGTACCGAACTGCTAAAAATTATTTCCACGCTTTCCGTATCGCGTGCGAACTCTAATCCATTGTCATAGATGCGATCACCATACCCTTCGTTGTATTTTTTGCGGTAATCTTCGCCGTAGAAATCACTATCCTGTTTGTACTTCAAATTGTAGTACCGCGCGTTAATTTCGCTCATGGGTTTAATGCGAATAGCCGAACTGCGGTCTAACTTATCTGACCAATCCAATACTTCGCCCGTGTAGAAATTTACGTATGGCTCAATGCGCAAGTGCTTTTCGGTAAACTTATCCTCCGTTACAAGCAGGTAGAACATTTTCAAAATCGAGCTGAAGAAATCCCGTTGGAATATACCCTTCGGGATTACGTCGTTCATGTTGATAAGGTCGTTGATCTGAATTAACGAAACGACCGGAATTGTTGAGTTAATCTGCAAAGAACGGAAATTCACAACGGCATCGAAGAACTGCGTTGTACCATCGTTTGGATGCACTAACCGAACGCTGAACGTGCCGCCAATGGGGATTGTAAATTCCTTAGAAAAACTAAAGGAACGACTGGCCGGGGTGGTGTTACCCGTGGCCGGTACGGTGCCGAATGTACCTGCGTTCGAACCGTTGACAAATCCAACGAAAAACATATCCCGGTTTTGCGAGTAGTAGTTCAGCGTGCAATTAAACGATACATTCACCGTGAGCGCAACGCCGGATGTATTGGTAAACGTTCCTGTACCGAGTGTGAAGTTTTTGATATAGCCCGTGTCAAACAATACCGGCGAAGATGTGTAAATCGGCCCGGTAACGGACGTTACAAGTAGCTGCGGCGTGGTGCGATCGCCGGTGAAAAAGTTGGATGCTTCGCTGAAGAAATTCCGTTGGTTTTGCGGGATTATTAACCTCTTAAAAAACGGCGTGTCGAAGAACGTTGAATCGTATGTATACCCCGCCTCGGTCAGTATTTTGTCGATATACTCCCGAACGTAGAACGCCGGACGCATGGAACGGTATTGATAATCGCTTTTGTTCACCGATACATTTCCGTAATCAATCAACGGGTAAAACACACCGCTACCTGCCCCGGCTGCTGCCCATGAATTGGTGATACCCGTAACCGTGTAGCCTTGGTTGTAGATATTGAAATTCAAATCCGTTAACCGCTTGTTACCCATCGCGGCGACAAGTCCACCGAGTTCCCCGAAGATTGCGACCTCGTATTCCCACGTATCGCCGGTACGTACAATCTCAAGTAGGCGTAGTACACCTTTGATAAGTTGAAGTCCGTGCGTTTGCATCGAAGCTTTTGCGGCCCGCGATGCGTTGAAGTTGTAGCCCACATTTGCGCCATCGTTGGTAAGGTTTGAATTTGCAATCTCGAAAATATTACCGAGCAAAGCGTTGTTTTTCGCCGTGCCGGGCAGGATAATCGTTTGCGTGAATGATGTAGCCTTACTATCCAAGTTCATCAAATCGTCAATAGCGTAGGTGATACGCTGTTGAAAATCCTGCGCAACGTCGAGTTCCTGATCTTCTATGAATAGGCGAATCATCGTAAGTGTGAGTTTCTTGGTTGGTTAACGTTGATTTCGATCTCTAATGGCCGCAAACGGTTGTTCACGTAGGTGCTGTATTCGTAATTGTTCGATGCAATTGAAACCGGGTAAT